TTAGATTCGTGATTTCAGTGCATAAAGCAGATCAAGTGCCTGCCGGGGCGTGAGGTTGTCCGGATCGGCCTTGGCCAGGTCCTCCAGCACGGGGTGGGGCAGGCTGGCGAACAGGTCGCTCTGCATAGGCGGCGCGGGTTTCCCTGGCGCTGTCTGGGGCAATTCGTGGGGCAGGCTGGTGGTTTCCAGGCGTGCCAGGTGCTCGCGAGCGCGCTGGATCACGCCACCCGGGACGCCCGCCAGTTGCGCCACCGCCAACCCATAGCTCTGACTGGCAGGGCCTGGCAGAACATGGTGCAGGAAGACGATCCGCTCATTGTGCTCGGTGGCGTTCAGGTGCACGTTGGCCACCACCGGCTCGCTTTCCGGCAGCACCGTGAGTTCGAAATAGTGGGTGGCGAACAGGGTGTAGGCACGCAGCTTGGCCAGGTGCTCGGCAGCCGCCCAGGCCAGTGAGAGGCCGTCGAAGGTGCTGGTCCCGCGGCCTACTTCGTCCATCAGCACCAGGCTACGGTCCGTGGCGTTGTGGAGGATGTTCGCGGTTTCGCTCATTTCCACCATGAAGGTCGAGCGCCCGCCCGCCAGGTCGTCGCTGGAGCCGATGCGGGTGAAGATGCGATCCACCATGGAAAGCTCGCACCGTGCTGCCGGCACGAAGCTGCCGATATGGGCCAGCAGCACGATCAGGGCCGTCTGGCGCATGTAGGTCGACTTACCACCCATGTTCGGTCCGGTGATGATCAGCATCCGCGTGCTGTCATCCAGGGTCAGGTCGTTCGCGACAAAGGGGGTCTCCAGCACCTGCTCCACCACTGGGTGGCGGCCCTGGGTGATGCGCAGGCAGGGCTCGTCGACGAAGCGGGGGCGGTTCAGGTCGAGGTTGAGTGCACGCTCGGCCAGGTTGCTCAGCACGTCCAGTTCGGCCAGCGCGGCTGCGGTGTCCTGCAGAGGCGCGAGCTGCTCGATCAGCAGTTCCAGCAGGGCTTCGTAGAGCATCTTCTCGCGGGCGAGGGCGCGACTCTTGGCCGATAGCGCCTTGTCCTCGAAGGCCTTGAGTTCCGGGGTGATGAAGCGCTCGGCGCCCTTCAGCGTCTGCCTCCGGATGTAGTCGGCAGGTGCCTGCTCGGCCTGCACCCTTGGCAGTTCGATGTAGTAGCCGTGGATGCGGTTGTAGCCGACCTTGAGGTTCGGCAGCCCGGTTCGGGCCTTCTCCCGGGCTTCCAGATCCATCAGGTACTGGCCGGCGTTCTCGCTGAGCGCCTGAAGCTCGTCCAGTTCCGCGTCGTATCCGGTCTTGATCACGCCGCCATCGCGGATGACCGCCGGCGGGTTGTCGATGATGGCGCGCGTGAGCAGGTCAGCCAGCTCCGGATAGGTACGGATGCTGCCGGCCAGGGTCTGGAGATGGGGAATATCCAGGCCGCTCATGGCGTCCTGCAGGGCCGGTAGCGCGGTCAGGGCATCCCGCAGGCGAGCCAGGTCGCGGGGGCGGGCGTTGCGCAGGCCGATACGGGCGAGGATCCGTTCAACGTCGCCGATCTCCTTCAGCTGCGGTTGCAGCCCTTCATAGCGGTAGCCGTCCAGCAGCGCGGTGATGGAGTCCTGGCGTGCTTCCAGCACGGCCCGATCACGCAACGGACGGTTCAGCCAGCGCCCAAGCAGCCGGCTGCCCATGGCGGTCTGGCAGCGGTCGACGACGGATTGCAGTGTGTTGTCCCGCCCGCCTGAAAGGTTGACGTCCAGTTCCAGGTTGCGACGGCTCGCGCCGTCGAGGATCACCGTATCGTCGAGGCGGTCATGGCGCAGGCTGCGCAGGTGGGGCAGGGCGGTACGCTGGGTCTCCTTGGCGTACGCCAGCAGGCAGCCTGCCGCGCCGATCGCCAGGGTCAGGTTCTCGCAACCGAAGCCCTTGAGGTCCTGTACGCCGAACTGCTGGCACAGGCTCTTCTTCGCCGAATCCCGGTCGAAGTCCCAGGGCGCGCGGCGACGCACGCCCCGACGCTTCTCCGCCGGCAGCCCCTGCGGCCAGTCGTCGGGGATGAGCAGTTCGGCCGGGTTGAGGCGCTCGAGCTCGGCCAGGAGGTTTTCCCAGCCCTTGATTTCCTGCACGGCGAAGCGGCCACTGGTGATGTCCAGCACGGCCAGGCCGAACAGCCGCTCGTCACCCAGCACGGCGCCGAGCAGGTTGTCGCGACGCTCGTCCAGCAGGGCCTCATCGCTGACGGTGCCTGGGGTGATGATCCGAACGACCTGGCGTTCGACCGGACCCTTGCTGGTGGCCGGGTCGCCGATCTGTTCACAGATGACCACCGACTCACCGAGCTTGACCAGCTTCGCCAGGTAGCCCTCCACGGAGTGGAAGGGGATGCCTGCCATGGGAATCGCCTTGCCGGCCGACTGCCCGCGTGCGGTCAGGGTGATGTCCAGCAGCTTGGCCGCCTTCTTCGCGTCTTCGTAGAAAATCTCGTAGAAGTCGCCCATGCGGTAGAACATCAGCTGGTCCGGATGCTGGTTCTTCAGCTTCCAGTACTGCTGCATCATGGGCGTATGCTGCGAAAAATCCTCAATTTCCTTATTCATCAATCACTTACGTCTAGTCTTAAATTTGCTTGGGGCAGGTTTGGGGCAAATTATTGGGCCTTATTCATGCCTGCCCATATGTGCTGCAGCTCGTTCGGGGACTCATCTTCCATCCACGCGGCGTAGACCTTGACCAGCATGGTGAAGTCTCTATGGCCCATCTGCTTTGCGATGAACGCGAGGTTACCACGCGCTACCAGACACCAGCAGGCGTACGTGTGCCGGGTCTGGTAGGGGCGGCGGGGCCGGATCTTGGCGCGGCGCTGGATGTTCGACCATTTGGTGTTCCAGGACGACGGGTTGAACCAGATGTTCACGCGCTTCTTCCGCGCCTGGACCAGCGGCGAAATCAGGGGTGTGACCACTTCTTCGGTGGACTCGTGCCGATTCAGTTGTACCGTGACTGTCTGCGCCTCGACGGGTGACTGCATGGCGAGCAGCTGCTGGCACGCCTCGACGGCCGGCGGGAGCAGCATCACGTTCCGGGCGCGGCCGTTCTTCGGCAGCTTGAACTGCCCGCGGGCGGTGATTGAGCGGCGCACATGGATCATTCCACGGTCCAGGTTGATGTCCTCCCTGGCCAGGGCGCACAGCTCGCCCGGGCGTAGGCCGGTGTAGACGGCCAGGGTGATCGCGGCACGGTCCATCGGATGCAGGCAGCCTCTGTCCTGCAGGGCGGTCAGCTCGGCTTTCGTCAGTGGGTCAGGGTCGCGCTCGGTCATCTCGAACCGAGCGCAGGCGCTGGCCAGCCCCTTGCGGCAATACCCGTTCGACTCGCACCAACCCAGGAACCCTGCCAGGGTTGCCAGGTAGTGGTTGACGGTGGAGGTCGCGCGGGTGGCGATCAGATCCCCGCGCAGCTTCTGGATGTCCTCGGGCAGGATGATGCTGGCCAGGCGCTCGCCGCCCAGCATCTCGATGCAGATGTCCAGGGCGATGGCGTACCTGGCTTCCGTCTCCTCGGTGATGTCGAGCGCCTTGAGCGGCTTGTACCGGGCCAGCAGCGTCTGCAGGCGCTCGTCCCGGGTGTTGCTGTAGTTGGGGGCCTGCCTGCTGTTGGGGAAGCGCTGGGCGTAGTCGAAGGTGCCAGTCTTGATGTCATGAAGAACCGCCGCCCGTAATTGGGCGGCGTGCTTGATGTTGGCCTTCGTGATGGGTAGTCCCAGCGTCTCCCTGCAGCGCCGGCGGCGCCACATGAACACGATGCGCAGGGACTTCCCGTGGATCTCGACGCCCTGGTGCTTCGCCAGCTCCTTCTCTATGCCGCTTCCTGGGGCGAACTCTCGATCCACCGGTCTACCTCCTGCAGGTTGATACAGATCCTATTGTCTGGGGCCTTCCTCCAGATCCTTCCTTGCGGCCATGTGCCGTCCTTCACCTTGTGCCTGATGGCATCCTCCGTGTACCCGGTCAGCTCGGCCGCCCTCTTGATCGTTACCCACCGTGGATTGCTCATGCTGCAGCCCTCATCTCGACTTCCGGGAACAGCGGGTTCGCCAGCAGCAGCGCCCGATAGGGCGGCGGCGAGACCGAGTTTCCGCACATTTTCACCTGCGCCTTGACGCTGAACGTCCGCCCGTCGTGCCCGTGGGTGATCCGGTATCCGGGCGGGAAGCCCTGGATGCGGTACAGCTCGGGCGGGGTCAGCATCCGCATGCCGATGTCTACCACCACGTAGGGGCTGCCCTTGATCGTCACCGTTACCAGCGCCAGGCGGTCGCGGGTGGTGATGGTGGCGGCCGGGTCGCGTGGGTCGTAGGTGTTGTCGCTGCCGTAGTAGCCCATGAGGAACGCCGCTACCCGCAGGGCGCCGGCTTCGTTCTCGGGCGACAGCGTGCATTCCATCAGCGCCAGGTCGTCACCAGTGGTGATGGTCGGGGCGCCCTCCGTCAGATCCCGGCCCACGGCGCCATTGCGCAGCGTCACCAGGTTGGCGGTCACCACGGTCTGTTGGCTCCCGGTGGTCGTCAGGGCCGTGGATGGCTCCTCGGGGTGGCGGCCGAGGGTCGCGTTGTAGCCACCGTTCTGTTGCGCCAGGTACGCGGTAACGACCGCGAAGTGACCGCCTTTCACCTCACTGCAGATCGTCCGCCCTGGCTCGGCCGCCGGCATGTTGCGCTGGCTGCTGGCGTTGGCGTGCTCGGTGATGAAGGGCGCGAGCTTCGGTGCGGCCACGGCAAACCCATGGCTGCCCGTGATGGTTGCGCCCGGGTCGTTGGTCGACTGGCCCCGAAACTCCGCCCCGCCGTGGTTGACGCTGACGATGAACGGGTTTGGATGGTCCAGCAGGTAGCGGCGCAGGCCCTTGCGGACGCGCTCCATGGTGTTGGGTTTGAGCGGACGACGGACGCGCAGCGCCTTGCCTTGCTCGGTGTCGAGGAAAATGGAGGGGCAGGGCAGGCTCCAGTCGATGCAGTCGGCAATCGGCACCCATGGCAGCTGCCCGGGGCCCGGGATCTTGGCGTGCGTCGGCTCAGGCCAGTGGATGGGCACCCCGTCACGGCGCCCCACGAAGAACAGGCGCGTGCGGGTGGTGGCGGCACCGAAGTCGGCCGCGACCAGCTTGTCGAAGCGCATCTGGTAGCCCATCTGGCTGAGCAGCTGGAGGAAGCGGCGCCAGGTGCTGCCCTTCCGCTTCGGGTCAGGGATCAGGTACTGCTGTTGCACCGGCACGCGCTCACCTGGTGCGGCTACGGTGCCGTCCAGGCGAATGACGCGGCCGGTCTTCTTGCAGCGCTTGGCGATCAGCGGGCCCCACTGGAGCACCTGGACCACGTTTTCCATGGTCAACATCAGGGGCTTGGTCTGGCCGCACCACTTGATCACCATCCACGACAGGGACCGGCTTTCCTTGCTCCTGGGTTGACCGCCGGCGGCCTGGCTGTGGTGTGTGCATTCCGGGCTGGCGTGCAGTCGGCCGACCGGGCGCCCGCGTGTGGCCTGCAGCGGCTCTACCTTGCGGATGTCTTCGCGGTAGTGGGTCGTCTGCCGGTGGTTGGCGATGTGCATGCTGATCGCGTCGTCATCGTGGTTGATGGCGATGTCCACGGTTTCGCCCGTGGCCTGCTCCATGGCGGTGGATGCACCACCACCGCCGGCGAACAGATCGATGTTCAGGTACGGGCGCAGGTCGAGCGACAGCTGGGCCTGGTAGACGGCCTCGGCCAGGTTGTGAGTGCGGAAGGAGGTCATGCAGCAGCCCTCCCTGCTCGATGGCGTGGCTCGTTCGCGTGCGTGCAGAGCACCTGCAGGCCCAGGTCGGTTAGGGCATTGAGCGGGTCCAGCAGGCGCAGGCGGCGGCAGTGGGCGGCCGAGCATCGTGCCTGACTGTCGTCGCTCGGCTGGAGTCCGTAGAAGGCGCGCGCGAGCGTTTCCAGGGTGCGACGGGTCGGGAAGGTGCGGTCGGCCTTGGGCAGCTGGGGGCGCTTATACCCCTTAACAGGCTGCGCGGCGGGGGAGGGGTGGTTAGCGGAGCGGGGTTCCATTTTCTGCGCCCCGCGCACGCGGTCCGTGGGGTATACGCGGGCTTCGGTGTTGGCGGGAAGGGTGTCGATAATGCCTGCCGCTGCGCGGCAGAGGCTCTTTATCTCGCCACCCTCGGGCAGCGGTTGGCGGCCTATGGTCATGGCGTTCACCTGGTGGATATGAGCGGGGCCGCCGCCGCGCTTTCGCGCGGCCGGGGCTTGGGTGCTGTGGGTGGCGAGGGTCATGGCTGCGACTCCTCGGCCTCGGACGGGCGCCCTTCGGGCAAGCCGGTGGCGGTGGCTCGGTCCAGGCGCTCGATCTCGGCCAGGATCAGGGCGCCGGCTTTGACAAGGTTCTGCCGCGCTGTGCCGGGCTTCCACCAGGCCTTGGCCCATGGCCAGGCGCGAGACACAGCCGGCGCCCTTCTTTCGATCCTCCCGTCGCTGCCGTCCAGGACGTCATGCACCGGTACAGCGGCGGCGTAGCACGCGGCGGCCATGGCTAGCTGCCGGTGCCGATACCTGTCGTCATGCTCGGGCGTCCATTGCTCGTCCTCGACCTGGCGACGGCGCTCGGCCAGTACGTCGCGGGCGGCGTCGGTCAGCTGTTCGGATGCAGGCGGGGCGGAGAGCACGGCGGGTGAGGTGCCGTCCAGCTTTATGGCGCCTTCCTCCGGGTACTCGTCCAGCCAGCAATAGAGGCCAGAGCCTGAATGACATTCGGCTCCACCAGTGGAGATGATCACTTCCTGATCCAGTTGCTCATCGGTGTCGTCGGGTGCCAGGAACGACAGTGCCTCGCGGAGCTGATGGCCGTTGATGAGGATGCTGCTGTCTTTGCTGTTCATGCTGCAGCCCTCGCGCGGTGAGTGGTGGCCAGCAGCTGCATCAGGCGGTCGAAATAGAACTGTGCCGCCTCGGGCTGGGTCCAGGGCCGGATGCGGAAAGCGGCCGGCTGGGTGCCGACCAGGCAGGCCCACGGGTCCGGGTGGTCCGGCATGAGGTCGCGGCGCTCGGTGGCCAGGGCGATCAGGTCAGCGTCGTGGATGCACGGCGGGGCGTCGGGCTCGATGTCGAACCGGTGGCAGATGGCGTGCCAGATGCGGCTTTCGATCTGGCGGAACTCCGGCAGCACGGCCTTGAGCGGGCTCACCAGGTCGCCCACGTAGGCCTCGGTGGCGTCGTGCAGCAGCGCCTGCAGCTGGTACTGCTCGGGCACCAGGTCGGCCACCAGGTAGCAGTGTTGGGCCACGCTGTAGAACGCGCGGGTGTGGCCGTTGAACCGGCATTGCATGCTGAGGGATTGGGCGATGTCAGCGGGCTCGATCATCGAGGCGGACGGGTCCAGCAGATCCACGCGGCGGCCGGTGCGGGTGAGTATCCAGCTCATGCGGCACGCTCCTGGTCCGCAACGCGGGCCTGTGCGTGGTCGATCACGTCGCGCAGGGTGCGGGCGCTGTCGAACTCCTCGCCCACGGGCACGTAGATGGCCAGGTCCTCGAAGTCGCGCCCGGTATGGGCGCGCTCCAGGAAGTCCATGCGGATCGTGTCCGGGTGCGGAGAGGCCTTGCGCTGTCTGATCCGCTCCAGGTTTATGGCGAGCAGGCGGGCAGTATTCGCCTTGTCGTGCGCCCGCAGCCCGGCAAACGTGTCGCTTGCAAGGCCCAGCGTCTCGGCGGCCTGGCTCAGGGTGTCGCGGTCTTCCTCCACGACCAGGCGAACGGCGAACTCGCCTCGGCTGGCCTTGGCCTCGGCGGCGGACGCTTCCTGGAAATAGTGCGCGGCGCGCTGCTCGGCGGCCTGGGCGCGTTCATCGGCGGCCTTGGTGCGCTCCTCGGCCTCGATCTCGGCCGAGGTCTGGCCGTCTGTCATGCCGGCGCGATAGCCGGCGTAGAAAGCTAGTAGCACGGCGCCGGCGATGGCGAGGGCGGCGACGATCTGCAAGGTGATGCTCATGGGGTGGTCTCCCGTTGGTTAAGTCCGCTCGGCTGGTGGTGGCAGCGGTCGCGGTGTCAGGTGGTTTCGGTGTGTTCGCGCAGCACGCGCTCCAGCTCCGCGTCGGCCAGGCCGGCGCGGTGCTCGATGTGGGCCGCGAGGTGGTGGATCTCGAAAAAGCGCAACGCCCGGTTGCCGTCCTCCAGGGTGGTGACCGGGATGGGTAGGCGGGGGCTGCCCGGGACCCCCTTGAACGTGTCGCTGTTCATGTAGGGCATGAACCGGTCGCGGGCCTCCTCCACCGGGATCAGCACCGAGCCGAACATGCGGAACAGCAGCTCCACGGTGATCGGCCGGGGCTGGACCTGCAGGCGGATGCGCTGCTGGTGGTCGTGGTTGCTCATGCTCGGCGAGCCTCACGGGGCAGCAGGCGCAGCGGGTTGCGGTTGGCCTCCCGGGGACGGCGCTCCCTCTGGCTGCCAACGCCTCGGCCGTGCTGGTCGACGTCCTGCCGGAGCATGGCCAGGGTGCCGGCGGCGGTGTGGCCGAAACCGGTAAACCGGAGGTTGGCGGTGCTGTTCTCGACGGACGCGAACAGCTCGATGCCCTCGGTGCCGGGCCCGAGGCGCAGGTTCACGCGGTAGATGAAGCCCTCGCCCAGGGAGGCGGCGAGCAGGGCGCAGGCGCTGGCGAGCTTCATCTGTTCGCGCTGCAGCGGGCTCGGCTCGCTGAGGTCCAGGGCGGCGGCCGAGGTGGCTAGCGTCAGGTGCGCCCGGATCTGGTCCCGGGTGCGCTCGGCGTGGGGCATCTGCAGCAGGGCCAGCAGAGCGTTGTCGAGCAGGGCGTAATCAGTGATTCGTGCCATGGTCGTGTTCTCACGGGTTGCGTTGGGGGTGGTTCCAGGCGATCACCAGCTGGGTGCGGACCAGCTCGCGCAGCTCCTCGGGCACCCTGGCCAGGGCGGCGCGCCGCTCCTCCAGGGTGCTCAGGCGGATGATGGCGGCGGCGTATTCGCGCGGACGGCGCGGATAGACGGGCTGGCCGTCGATCACCAGGAACGGGCTATGCGACATCGCGCGGGTCCGCCTTGGGCTCGGGGAGCGGGCGCTGGATGTCCAGCTTCTGCTCCAGCCAGCGCAAGCCCGCCTCGGTGACGCGGGTGGATCGGCTGTACTGGGGGCCGAGGCGGGGGTGATACCAATTGCCCTCGCGGGTGATGAGGTAGAGCGCATCCCTTGCCGGGTGCCGGGGCAGGCGATCCGGCCCCAGCAGGTCGCGCTCGCGCAGGGCGGCGATCAGCTTGGGCCGGGTCAGCCCTAGGTGCTCGGCCGCTTCTTTCAGGTCGTAGCTGCGTGCCATGACTGCCCCCTATGCCGCCTGGGCGGTGTGGTAGTCGTGGGCGAGCTGCTGCACGCGCTGGTGGAGCAGGGCATAGGCGTTGCCGGCGTCCTCGGGCACCGGGAGGTGCGCAACGGTGCCGGCCAGGTGCAGGGCGGCGCGGGTGCCGCCCGGGGTCGGGCTCAGGGTCAGGCTGACCTCGGCGCCGTCCAGGTCCAGCACGTACACCCCTACGCGGCGGCGTACGGCCTGGCGCAGCGTGTGCTCGACGCGGCTGCACAGGTCGGCCTCTGCCGCGTCGGGCTGGCCAGCGAGCGGGCAGCCGTTGGCGGCATCCTCCAGCAGACGGGCCACGGTGTGGGCGTTGCGGGCGTGCTGGCGGTCCAGCGTGAGGGTGCTGCAGGTGCCGCCCACGCGGGCGGTGACCTGCACCTGCTCGCCGGCCTGCTCGATGCGGACCTGGGCGTGGACGGTGTCGCGGTTGGGCGCCTGCAGGCTGTGGTTGAACAGGCCATTCAGGCGCAGTTGTTGGCGCAGCAGTAGCACCGAGGCGGTGCGAAGGGTCAGGCGGCGCATGGGGTCGCCTCCTTCTGCAGGTAGTCCTGCAGCTGGCTGAGCATGCCGGTCAGGGTGCCAAGCCCCTCGATGGGGGCGTGGTCGAAGTCGGGTGCATCGGAGGCGTTCAGGGCTGCCGAGTAGCGGTGTGCGTCGTCATCCTCGTCGAGGCCCGCGCGGGGTTCGACCGAGACCCAGACGTTGTGTCCGGTGTAGTCGAGCGTGGCCAGGTAGATGCCCTGGGCATTGATCAGCATGCAGGTGGCGAGCAGCTGCAGTGCGAGTTCTTCGGTCGTGGGTTTCATGCTGCCGAACCTCCCCAGGGGCCAGTGGGGTTCGGCGCCGGCTTGATCAGGCGCGGCTTGGTGGGGATGTAGCGGATACCGGCGTCACGGGCGGCGCGGCGCAGCTCATAAACGCGGTGCTCGTTGCAGGCTGGGTGGGCGTGCAGAGTGGGTGCGTGTTGCATGGTTTGCCTCGTCTCTGTGGTGGAGGGACGAGGCAATTAAACATTGGGTTTATTGGTGGGTCAACGCAAAATGTTTATTTGTTGTTTATCAGGCCCGGTTTAGCGCGGCGGCGAAGGGTGGACCACCAGAACACCCAGCCTAGGATGACGATGCCTTGATCCTGTACTTCCGCAAGGGAATAACACTCGTCAGGGTGCTCTGCCGAATTGAAGCTCTTGAGGCGTAGGCCGCCCCCTGGGAGGCGATAGACATACTTCGCCCGGAGCATGCCGTCATGCTCCAAGGCGTAAATCTCACCGTCGACGATGTTCGTCGTGCCTCGATCAACGCCTATGGTTGCACCGTCCATGATCAGCGGCTCCATGCTGTTGCCGTTGAGTGGCGCGCAGAAGGCATTGCTCGGATCTACCCCAGCCGCTCGCAGGGTGGCGTAGGAGAACCTGAGTTTACGGCCCAGGACCGGCATGACGGCCGTCCTGCCGGCGCCCCCGGATATCTCAACTTCCTTGTACAGAGGCACTTCAACTTCATCCTCTTCCAGTGGTGTGCTGTCGTCCCACGGCTCTAGCGGTTCGAGTGTCACGCCTGCAGATAGAGGGGGCGTCTCTTCGCCTTCGCCGTCCAGCAGCCAGCGCGGGCTGACTTTGAGTATGTCTGCCATGGCGAAGGCGCGCGCGGCAGGCACGCCACGGTGGAACCAGTTGTTCACGTACTGGGGTTCCACCTGCATGAGGTCGGCAAAAGCCTTGGGTGTTAGGTTGCGCTTCTTCAGGAGAGAGCGCAGACGAGATCCGGATTCATTCATAAACATCGAGTTTACGGGGGTAGACATTCCGGTTAAATAAACTTAATGTGCATTTCGCGATTGCGAGCATAGTGAGATGTTTATGAGCCAAGCACCCCTTGATAAAGCCATTAAAGCGGCTGGCGGAGGTCGGGCCCTCGCTCAAACGCTGGGAATCTCGCCAATGGCGATTTCGCAGTGGAAGCGGCGCGGTGTGCCGGTTGAGCGTGTCCCTTCCGTAGTGCGTGCCTGTAACGGACTGGTTAAGGCGCATGAGCTGCGCCCTGATCTGCCGGATCTGTTCCCGGTTCCGAGCGAGAGCCAGGCCGCCTAGAAAAAAGGCGCCCTAAGGCGCCTTGTTTCCCGGCCAAGGCAGATGCTTTGGCCGTACCTGAGCACGGGTGCTCAGGTTGCCGACGTCTCCACCACAGATTCGACGGCTTTGCAGCGGCCTCACGACCGTTGCTATGGACCACCTGACGGGAGGGCCATGCCGCGACTATAGCAACCGGTCGCGGCTGGGTCACTGGCAACATTCTGCGGAAGTTGCCACTGGCTGGCCCTCCAATGCCGGCGCATGCCACCACCATGCTGCCGGGCCTGGGCTGGATGCTCAGGGTTGTCTGTCGCTGCCACCACCAGCGGCGGGCTGTTGTGGCGGGGTCTGTGCGGAGCACGGGCCCCGCCTGGGGATGCGGTCGGCTGTCGACCGCCCATGACCACCTGACGCTTAGGAGTATTGCTATGGCCCGAGCCTGGCAAACCAGCGCTGAGCGCGCCCGTGAAAGGGTGCTGACCTTGGCACAAGCACTGCACCATGCAGTGCGCGACTACCCCGGCGGCGCCGCCGCCATCGCTGCCGTAGACGGCGGCAACGCCACCACCCTCAACCACAAGTTGAGCCTTACCCCGGCCAATAGCCGGCACCGTGTCAACATCGACGACCTGCAGCTGATCCTCGACCTGACCCGCGATCAGCGGATCGTCGACGCCATCCTGAGCCCCATCGGCTGGGTGGGCGTGGATGTCTCCGAGTTGAGCGAGACGGACACGCCGCGCAGCCTGCTCGCGGGTATCAGCGACATGCTTAGCCGTGAGGGCGACCTGACCAAGCACCTGAGCAACAGCCTGGAAGACGACAACCTGAGCGACCGCGAGCTGCAAGAGTTCGAGCTGCTGACCATCCGCCTGGTGCAGGCGGTCTTCAAGCTCAGGGCCGTGGTGCGCAAGAAGCATCGCGAGGACTCGGAGGTCGACCATGGCTGACTTTGCAGACCTGGGCAGCGACAGCGCCCAGCTGTTTCTCGAACAGTCCCTGGCCAACCGCCGCCAGCCTCCCGCCGTGGTCACCACCGGAACCTGTACGGACTGTGACGCCGAGATCCCGGCCCAGCGCCTGGCGGCCTTGGCCGCGCGCGGTTGCGTGCGGTGCGTGGAGTGTCAGGGCTACTACGAACGCGAAGAGGGGAATGGCCGTGGATAAGCGACTGGATCGCCTGGTGGAGCTGACCAGGAAACGAGACGTCATTGCCGAGGAGATCAAGGCGGAATTGGATCACCTCTTTCTCGGTCGCCGCGTTCGGGTCAATCACTGGCGCGGGACATTCTTCGGGAGGGTTGAGCGGTGCAGGGCCTTGGGTTTGAACGTCTACGTGAGGAACTTTCAGACCGGCAAACTGAGCCCGCGCTGCGTTGTCGCGATGACTGGGGAATTGCCTGAGGTTGAGCTGATTGGGGGCGGTGACCATGAATAACCACGAATTGCTCGATGACCTGCTAGCCCAGCTGCAGGCCGGCGGGTTGGACCCGGACACGCCCCTGGTCATCGGCAAGCGCACCCGCTGCCGGGCTGAAGGGGACAAGGGTAAGGCCCGCACCGGGTTCTATGTGATCTATGAGCACCTCAGTGGTGGCAAGGCCTTCTACGCCGGGGCCTTCGGATCCTGGCGCGAGGGCGAGAAGGGGGCGTTCCACAAGCTCAAGCCCGCCGGTGGGCGCATGAGCGAGGAAGACCGGAAGGTCATCAGGGCCCAGGTCGAGCGCCAGAAGGCCGCCGAGGCGGACCGCATTGCCCGCCGCCAGGCCGGTGCCGCGCGCCGGGCTGCCGGCATGTGGAAGGCACTCCCGGAGACGGGGCGCTGTGGCTACCTGCAGCGCAAGCTCATCGTGGCCCTGGGGCTCAAGTTCGGTCGCAAGCCGGATACCGCCCTGGTGCCCATGCGCAACCTGCGAGACCAGATCGTCGGCCTGCAGGTGCTGATGGGCGTGCCGGATGCCGATGGCCTCACCAAGCGATATTGGCCTGCTGGCCTCGACCCGGTGGGCGCGTTCCACCTGTTGGGGCCGGACCCGGAGCCGGGCTGCCCGCTGCTGATCTGCGAGGGCTACGCCACCGGCGCCAGCCTGCACATGGCGACGTCGCTGTGCGTGGCAGTGGCGTTCACTGCTGGCAACCTGATCCCGGTGGCCGAGGCGATGCGCGAGCGCTACCCGGGCCGGCAGTTCGTGTTCTGTGCGGACGATGACTGGCAGACGAAAAACCACGCGGGCGAGCCGTGGAATCCGGGCATCGAGAAAGCCGAGAACGCGGCCAAGCTGGTGGGTGGCCGCGTGGTGTTCCCGGTGTTCTCTGGCGAGCGCGACGTGAAGTGGACCGACTTCAACGACCTGCACGTTGCGGAAGGGCTGGATGCGGTCCGCCGCCAGGTGCTGGCGGTGGTGCGTCCGCCGGCTGATGGCGGTTGGCGGGCGGCCCTGCACCGTACGGCTCAGGGTGCCCTGGTGCCGCACGCGGTCAACGTGCAGCTGATCCTGCAGAACGACGACCGCTGGAATGGGGTGATAGCCGAAGACCTGTTCAGCTGCCGCACGGTGAAGCGCCGGGCCACGCCCTACGGCGGCCGGGCGGGGGAATGGAGCGACCTCGACGACACCCGCACCTCGATCTGGCTGGCCGAGCAGTACGGCCTGCGCTGCAAATCCGTGACGGTGATGGAGGCGGTGCAGGTGGTGGCCCATGACAACCAGTACCACCCGGTGCGCGAGTACCTGGCCGGCATGGAGTGGGACAAGAAGCCGCGTGTGCAGACCTGGCTGCGGACCTACCTCGGTGCTCGGGCGCTGGCCGATAACCCGGCATACCCGGACATCATGGGAATGCGCTGGCTGGTGTCGGCGGTAGCCCGCGTGATGGTTCCCGGGGCCAAGGCGGACTGCGTGCTGATCCTGGAGGGGGTGCAGGGGCGCGGTAAGTCTACGGCGCTGGGCATCCTCGGTGGCGAGTGGTTCATGGATACCCCGTTCCCGCTCGGGGACAAGGAGGCTTACCAGCAGATCCAGGGCATGTGGATCGTCGAGCTGGGCGAGCTGGATGCGTTCAACAAAGCGGAGTCGACCAAGGCGAAGCAGTTTTTCGGCGCCAGCAAAGACGTGTTCCGGCCCAGCTATGGGCGGCGTTCGATCAGCCTGCCACGGCAGTGTGTTTTCGCGGGTACGACCAACCAGGACGAGTACCTGAAAGATCCCACGGGCAACCGCCGCTATTGGCCGGTGGACTGCCTGAGCGTGGATCTGGAAGGCCTGCGGGCCGTACGTGATCAGCTGTGGGCCGAGGCCTATCAGCTGTACCTGGATGGCACGCCCTGGTGGCCGCAGGCTGACGAACGCGCGATGTTCGAGGCCGAGCAGGACGTGCGCTTCCAGGGCGATGCCTGGGAGCCCAGGATTGTGTCCTGGCTGGAGAGCAACCCCTGTGAGTCGGTCACCAGCGACGTGCTGCTGGAGAAGGCGCTGAACCTCGATCCGGGGCACTGGGGCAAGCCGGAGCAGACCCGCGTCGGCCAGGTGATGCACCGCCTCGGCTGGCGGCGTCGGCGTGGCGCACCCCAGGGGCGTGGCGGCGTGCGGCCATACTCCTACATGCGCCCCGACAGCTGGCGCACCGGGCAGCTGACCCTGCCGGATCGGGGGCCGGTCGTATGATTCGATACATCGACGAGGCGTTGAGGCTGTGGGCGGCGGAGCTGCACCCGCCCGAGGGGGACGCCCCGCTTGCGGCTGGATCGGGTGGGAGTGTTCTTGCTACCCTGATCCAGTCCCAGGGGGTGCTGATCCGTAGCACTCGAGGGAGCCGCGTCCTTCTGGACGAGGCTGCCGAGATCGAGCTGCTGGTGAACAAGCATCTCGCTGATAGGGAGCGACAGGTGGTCATTGAGCATTACACCAACTACGACAGCACCGACAGGCAGCGATGGCAGGCCTGTGGCTGCGGTCGAACGCAATACTACGAGCGGTTGCACCAGGCGCATGTGTCACTGGAGCAGCACTTGGTCAATCGATTCCGGAAGCGCGCCGCATGAGGCGCGCTTTTTTGTTTGTGCCCCACTTGGCCAACCTGTTTCGTAGGTGGATCACGCTACAGGCCGCGCAGGCTGTGGCGTGTCCCACGTCCCCCACTTCTGCTGCCTCCCGCGTAATGCGCACACAGGGCGCGCGTACCCACGCGCTAGCGTGCGCTCGCGGGCGCTCGCACATTTATTAATGTTTCCATTTGACGTGGGGTAGGTGGGGAACACTAGAGAATATGCGGGGTCAGGTGCTGCCCAACCTCTTTCGAGGTTAGGCAGGTGGGGCAAAGCGCCTGCGGCGCAGTAGCCAGGGAAAGGATAATGCGCTGATCTTTCAGGGATCATTCCGGGACCGAGTAGGGTTCTTTTGCTGGTGGCAGCCCTGACCCATTGTTGCCACCGGAATCAGGGGGTATAAATCCCGCATCTTCGAAGAAGTCCGCTTAAGGGCACTTCGCCAAACCCGGCCACCGCGCCGGGTTTTTTGTTTTCGGCGCCGTGGGGTTCCCCACCCTGGTCAACGGCGCTCGCCCACGGATGGGCACTCCCATAGCCCCGCCTCGGCGGGGTTTTCTTTTGGCCCGACGAGGGCAGAGCGATGAGGAAAGCAATCATGACGGAGCCGGCCTCGACGGCTGTTGGCGGCCTGGCCCTGTACAAGTTGGGCGCCCTCGGGGCGTTCGCTACCGTGGCCGTGGCCGTAGTGGTGATGGCCATGACCCTGCCGCGCACGGCACGCGAGTTCACCGTGGCGCTGATCAGCACCGTGGTGGCCAGCCTGCTGGGTGGCGCGTTCGTGATCCGCTGGCTGGATATCGGCCACTGGATCAACGACGACATTGGCCTGCTCGGCCTGGGCGCGGTGGTGTTCGTGTGCGGCCTGCCGGCCTGGGTCTCGGTGCGAGGCTGGTTCGCCTACACCGAGGCGAGCAAGGGCCGCTCCCTGCTGGAACTGATCCGCGAACTGCGCGGCGCCGTGAAGGGCGAGGGGTAGAGGTGTTCTCTGTAACCGCCTCGGGCCTGGAGGAAGCTGTTGCCGGCCTGAGCGACATCGAGCGCACACAGTTGCCGTTCGCTTTGGCTCTGGCCCTGACCCGAACCGGGCAGGTAGTGGCCCAGGACATCCGGGCCGAGATGTCGGCCGTGTTCGACCGGCCTACACCCGCGACGCTGAACAGCCTGTTCCTTGAGCCCGCGACCAAGCAGAAGCTAACGGCGCGCGTCTGGATCAAGGACGGGCGCGAGCTTGGGGGGCGCGGTGTACCTGTTGGTCGAGGCGGTGTATGGGGGAAGGGCCGGGCCGCTTCAACCTGGCTCACGCCCGAAATCTACGGTGGGCCACGGAGCCACAAAGGCATCGACTCGATGTTGCGGCGACGTGGCGTTCTGAAGAATGGGCAGTACGTTCTCCCGGGGCGCGGCGCGGAGCTGGACCAGTACGGGAACCTCCCGCGCGGTTTGCTCAGCAAGGTCCGAAGCGGTGCGGGCCTGAACACGGAAGAAGGCTACAGGGCGAACGCCACGAACAGCAGGCGCAGCAGGGCGAAGAGGAACAATCGTTTCTTCGTCATGCACGACAAGAAGCGCGGGCCCTTCGCGGTTGCAGAGCGGACCAGTCGCGCGCGTACCGGTCTGCGCATTGTGCTGGCCTTCGTGAACAGGACGCCGACCTACCGCTCTGCGCTCGACTTCTTCGGGATCGCTGAGCAGGTCGCCCAGGCCGAGCTGCCCGAGCAGTTCCGCCGCGCGATGGCCGAGGCGCTCCGCACCCGGCGAAAGCAGTGACCCGGGGCCCCTGATAGGGGGCACGCGTCAGGGGTAATTCGAGCCCCGTTTCTGAGTTAGTGGCAGGGTCTGGAGGTTAGTTAACAGGGGTTAACCGGTTAACTCGCCCAGGCCTGCCCGGTTAACAGGGGCCATGCCATGGAGTTTCTAACCCAATCGGAGTACGCGGCGCGTCGTGGCTGGTCCCGCGCCTACGTCTCCAAGCTGAAAGCCCAGGGCCGCCTGGTCCTGGTCGAAGGCGGAAAGATCGATGTCGCCGCCACCGAGCAGCTGCTGGCCGAGTCTAGCGACCCGAGCAAGGCCGCAGTGGCCGAGCGTCACCAGCGCGACCGTGCCGACAAGGACGTGCACGCCCACGTCACCCCCGCTGCCCCGGCTTCCCTGCCGCCACAGCCTGGCAGTGGCAGCGCGAACTTCCAGAAGGCTCGCGCACACCGCGAGCACTACCTGGCGCTGCTGGCCGAAGACGAGTTCCGCAAGGGGCGCGGCGAGCTGATGGAGCGCGAGGTGGTCGACCGCACCGCGTTCGACGTAGCCCGCACCCTGCGCGACCTGCTGATGGGCCTGCCCCCCAAGGTCGCCGGGGAACTGGTGGCGATCACCGATCCCTGGGAGATGGAGCAGCGGCTGACGGCGCTGATCCGTACCGCCCTGGTCGACGCCGCCAGCCAGATCCAACCACCTGACGACAGTGAGGCCGAGGAGGCCGCATAGCCATGCACCACCACTATGCCGACGGTGCCGCCGCGTACCGGGCGGCATACGTCAGGGGCCTGACACCCGACCCCGAGCTGTGGGTCGATCAGTGGGCCGACGAGTTCCAGCGTATCCCCCGCGAGGCCGGCGCGGCAGAGCCCGGCAAGTACCACACCGAGCGCACGCCCTACGCCCGGGAGCCGATGCAGTGCCTGTCCCCGGCGCACCCCGCCAAGCGCGTCGTCACCATGGTGGCCTCGCAGCTGATGAAGACCCAGATCGGCCTGAACTGGATCGGCGCCTGCATCCACCGGGCGCCGGCCAACATCCTCGCGCTGTTGCCCAGCCTCGGCCTGGCCAAACGGGTTTCCTCGCGGATCGGCAAGAACATCGACGCCGTTCCCCAGCTGCGGGCACGGGTCGCCAAGGCCCGTTCTCGGGACGCCCGCAACACCATCGACACCAAGGAATTCGAAGGCGGGACGCTTTACTGCACCACGGCCGGCTCCGCCTCCAACCTCGCGGAACTGGCGGCGCGCTACATCTACGGCGACGAGATCGACCGCTGGGAGATCGACATCAACGGCGAGGGCGACCCAATCGAACTGGCCGAGGCGCGCGGCTCCACCTTCGGCCGCCGGGCCAAGTTCTATTACTCCAGCTCGCCCACCATCAAGGGCGTGTCGAAGATTGCCGACCTGTTCGAGCAGAGCGACCAGCGCCACTACTACGTGCCCTGTCCGCACTGCCGGCACATGCAGGTGCTGGAGTGGGAAAACCTGAAGTACAGCGACGACTTCGCCCGCGTCGACTACCTCTGCGCCAACGAGGAATGCCACGCGCAGATCGAGGAGTCGAGCAAGGCCTGGATGCTCGCCAACGGCGAATGGCGCGCCCACGGCACGGGGGATGGCGAGACCGTCGGCTTCTACCTCAACGCCCTGTATGCGCCCCTCGGCTGGGTCAGCTGGGCCGGCCTGGCCAAGCAGTACGTCAAGGCCAAGCGCGCCGAGGAGCGTGGCGACCTGGAGCCCATGCAGGTGTTCTACAACACCCGCCTGGCACGGGTCTGGGATGCCTCCCAGGAAATGACCAACGCCAGCGAACTGAAGGCGCGGGCCGAAGACTACCCCCTGGGCCAGGTGCCCAATGGTGCCGTCATTCTCACCGCCGCCGTGGACACCCAGGGCGACCGCCTGGAGCTGCTGGTGATCGGCTGGGGCGAAGGCATGGAACGCTGGGTGGTGGATCACCAGGTGCTGATGGGCAACCCCTCCGACCTGCGCACCTGGGACCTGCTCGACGAGCAGCTGAAGCGCCGCTATCGGCACGCCTCGGGCGTCGAGCTGGCCATCGTCGCCACCGCCATCGACTCCGGCGGCCACCACACGGACGAGGTCTACCAGTTCGCCCGCCTGCGGCGCTGGCGCAACGTCCTGGCCATCCGTGGCCACAGCAAGCCCGGCCGGCCTGTGATCGCGCAGCGGCCTTCGAAGGTGGACTACACCTGGCAGGGCAAAACGGAAAAGGGCGGCGTCGAGCTGTGGATGATCGGCACCGACACTGCCAAAGACTGGATCTACAACCGCTATCCCCTGGCCGAAGGGCCCGGCGCGCTGCACTTCTCCAAGGACCTGGCGGACGACTTCTACGACCAGATCGTGGCCGAGCGGAAGATCACCCGCTACGTGAAGGGCCACAAGCGCACCGAGTACGTGAAGCCCAAGTCGGCCCGCAACGAAGGGCTCGACCTGCTCACCTACAACCTGGCCATGGCCCATTACCTGGGCATGAACCGCTACAGCGTCAACGACTGGGCCCGGCTCCGCCAGGCGGTGTCCCAGGCCAGTCTGTTCGCAGACCCGGTGCCACAACTCAGCAACCCGGCCGCCCCCGAGCCGCAGCGCGAAAGCGCCGCGCCCGCAGCGGCTGCACCGAAACAACCCAACCCACTGGGGCGCCGCTTCACCCGGAGCAGCTACCTGAAACGGAGGTGACCATGTCTCCAGCCGAACAACGGCTTGCAGAAGTGCGGGAGTCGATCTCCGACATCCTCAAATACGGGCAGAGCGTCCGCAAAGGGGACCGGACCCTGGAAAGGGCCGACCTGGGCGCACTGAGGCAACTGGAATTGCAATGCGTCGAACAGGTCGGCCTGGAGAGGAACGCCGCCCGGCGCAGCCCGAAACAGATCCGCCTGAGCCACGGCGGCAAGGGGGTCCTATGAGTCGCCCGCGCCAGGCCGCCAAGCGCGTGCGGGCCAGCTACGAGTCAGCCGGCACCGGCCGGCGCGCAGCCAGTTGGGACGCGCCGGACGCCTCGCTCAACGCCCTCGCCACCGCCGCCTTGCCGACCCTGCGCAAGCGCAGTAGGGCGGCGGTCAAGAACGACCCCTACGCCTTCAGCGCCATCTCCAAGCGGGTCAGCAGCCTGATCGGTACCGGCATCGTGCCGCGCGCCAAGATCAAGGACCCGGCCATCCGCGCCGCGCTGCAGGAGCTGTGGGACGACTGGACCGACGAGTCCGACGCCGACAACCTCACCGACTTCTACGGCCAGCAGGCGCTCGTCGCGCGGATGGTGGAGGAGAGCGGCGAGTGCTTCGTGCGGCTGCGCAACCGCCGCGCGGAAGACGGCTACGCGGTGCCGTTGCAGCTACAACTGCTGCCTTCCGAGTTCGTCCCCGCAAACAAGAATTTCCGCACCAAGGGCGGGAATCTCGTGCGCGCGGGCATCGAGTTCGACCGCCGAGGGCAGCGGGTGGCGTACCTCATGTACCGCTACCACCCCGGCGACACCGCCGCCAGCCAGGGATACAACGAACTCTACCGGGTGCCGGCCAGCGAGGTGCTGCACATTTTCGAGCCGCTGGAGGCCGGCCAACTGCGCGGCATCCCCCGGCTCGCGCCGGTGCTGCTGCGGCTCAAGTCGCTGGACAACTACGACGACGCCGTGCTGTTCCGGCAGGAGGTGGCCAACCTATTCGCCGGCTTCATCAAGCGGCCGGTCAACGAGACCCGGCTCAACCTCGATCCGCTCTCAGGGCAGCCCCCCGTGGCGGACCGCGACGGCGCCTCCATGGTGGCCCTGGAGCCCGGGACCATGCAGGAGCTGGAGGAGGGGGAGGAAGTCACCTTTTCCGATCCCCCGGACGCCGGCAATTCCTATGTCGAGTTCATGCGGCAGCAGCTGCAGGCCGCCGCTGTCGGCGTCGACCTGCCCTACGAACTGCTGACCGGCGACATGGGCGACATCAGCGACCGCGTCCTGCGGGTGCTGATCAACGAGTTCCGCCGCCGCATCGAGCAGTTGCAGCACGCGGTCTACGTCTTCCAGCTCTGCCGCCCGGTGCGCCAGGCCTGGCTCGACACCGCCGTGCTGAGCAGCGCCATCGACCTCCCGGACTACACCCGGCGCCGCCGCGAGTACCAGCGCACCCGCTGGGTGCCCCAGGGCTGGGCCTACATCCACCCCGTCCAGGACCCCCAGGGCAAGATCCTGGAGATCAAGGGCGGCCTTGCCAGCCGCACCGAGCACGTGCTGCGCACCGGCATGGACGCCGAGCAGGTGGACGACGAGAACGCCCAGGACCAGCAGCGGGCCGCCCGGCTCGGCCTGCAATACACATCCGACCCCGTCGCCCCGGCGGCGAACCGCAAAGAGGTAACGACATGAACACCAAACTGAGCTACCGGCTGGCCGTGGCCCTGCTGCTGGCCAGCCTGGGGATGGGCACCCTGGCCCGGCCCCGGGTACTGAACCGCGCCGGCCAGGCCCAGGTGCAGGACCAGCACTGGTATAGCATCAAGGCCCAGGGCGAGGGCGCCCAGCGCGTCATCGAGGCCTATGTCTTCGGCGAGATCGGCACCTGGGGCCTCAGCTCCGGCGACTTCGTCGCCTCGCTCAAGGCCGCCGACGACGGCGTGTCGCCGGTGGTGGTGTACTTCGACACCATCGGCGGCGATTGCTTCGACGGCATCGCCATGCACAACCTGCTGGCCAGCCTGGGTGAGCGCTGCACCGCGCGCGTGGTCGGGGCCTGCTTCAGCGCCGGCAGCGTGGCCGCCAGTGGCGCCCACCGCGTCGAGATGGCCGATAACGCTCTGTGGATGATCCACAACCCCTGGACCTGGATGGCCGGCGACAGCGACGACCTGCGGCGCATGGCCGACATGATGGACAAGGCCACCGACGCCATCGTCGCCAGCTACCAGCACCGCCCGCTCACCCTCGACGAGACCGAGCTGCGCCGCCTCATCACCGAAGAAACCTACATGACCGCCGAGGAGGCCAAGGCCGCCGGCTTCGTGGACGAAGTGCTGAAAGACTCCCAGCCGCTGGTGAGCAACAGCGAGCGCGGCAAGATCCTCAACCGGTTCCGCAACCTGCCCGAATCGGCCCGCGCCCTGCTGGCCTCGGACCCGCCCGCCGATCCCCCGGCCGATCCGCCCGCGGACCCGGTGCCGGAGAACGAGCCGGCGCCCAACGCCGAGGAGGTGGTGGCACTCACCAGCCAACTGCTGGCCGCCTGCAAGGAGGCCGGCCTGCAGGACCATTCCGCGCAGCTGCTCAAGGCCTGGGGCCTGAAGGGCGAAGCGGAGATCCGCGCAGTGATCGACCGAGGCAAGGCGCTCAAGGCGCTCTGTGACATGGCCAAGCTGCCCGGCGAGCTGGGTGGCCTGCTGGCCAGCGGCGCCGACGAGACCGCCGCCAAGGCGCTGCTGTACGACAAGGTCGCCGCCCGAAGCAGCACGGTCGAGCTGAGCAATCAGCCGCCGCTGGAGACCCTGCAGGACAAACCCGAGCGCCCGGCGCTCGACCCGAAAGCCATCTACCAGAACCGCCGCCAGCCGGCCAAAGGAGCCCGTAAATGAACATCCGCAAAGAGCGCCCCCACGCGGGCGCATTCCTCCTCTCGGAGGCCAACGGAACCCGCAGCCGCGAGATGATCATCATCACCGCCGGCTCCGGCATCCTCGATGCCGGCACCGTGATCGGCCGCATCACCAGCGGCAACACCATCAGCAGCGCCGCCAATGCCGGCAACACCGGCAACGGCGTTGTCTCCGGTGCCGCCGTCACCAGCGAGGCCCTGACCGGGGTCTACACCCTCAGCATCACCAAGGCAGTCGCCAACGGCGGCGAGTTCGAGGTGCGTACCCCGGGTGGCGATGTGCTGGGCAAGGGCAAGGTGGGCACCGCCTTCAGCGTCGGCGGGCTCAGCTTCACCCTGGGCGACGGTGTCACCGACTTCGCCAAGGGCGACGGCTTCACCTTCACCGTGAAGGCCGGGCAGGGCGAGTGGGGCCCCTACAGCGACACCGGCACCGACGACGGCCGGCGCACCGCAGGCGGCATCCTGTTCGCCCCGGTGGATGCCACCGACACCGACGTGGAGGCCGTGGCCATCGTCCGTGACGCCGAGGTGGTCGAGCGTGCCCTGATCGGCCTGGACGCCCCCGCGCGCACCGACTTCGCTGGCCTGGGTATCGTCATCCGACCCTGACCCCTCACCCCAACCTGACACCCTGAGCCCCGCTGATGCGGGGCTCGTCATTTCAAGGAGCCCATGATGGCTGAGATTTCCATTTTCGAAGACGAGGCGTTTTCGGTCCCCAACCTGGCCGTGGCCATCAACGCCGACCACGTCGTCCCGGGGCAGATCGCCGCCGCTGGCCTGTTCAGCGAAACCCCCAGCAGCACCGTCACCCAGCAGATCGAGAAGGACGGCGACACCCTGGAGCTGGTCGATGCGGTGCCGCGCGGCGCCCCGGGCCAGGCGGTGCTCAAGGCCGGTCGCGAGCTGATTCCCTTCAACTGCGTGCACCTGCCGCAGGAATTCACCATCTACGCGGACGAGATCCAGGGTATTCGCGCCTTCGGCTCGCGCACCGAGCTGGAAGTGGCCCAGGACTTCGTCAACCAGCGCCTGGAGAAGACCCGCCTGCAGCTGGACCTGACCCACGAGTTCCAGCGGGTCGGGGCCATCAAGGGCCTCATCCTCAACAAGGACGGCTCGACGCTGCTGGACCTCTACCAGCGCTTCGGCATCGAGCAGCACAGCATCGAAATCAACTTCGCAGACGACGTCAGCGCCCAGTTGGTCGACGTGCTCGACGTGCAGGAGGACGCCATGGGCACCACGCCCTACAGCGGGCAGATCGGCTGGGCAGGGCGCAACTTCTGGAAGGCCCTCATCGGCGCCGACTCGGTGCGCGAGACCTACCTGGCCAGCGAGGCAGCGGCCCAGTTGCGCGGGGATCGCCGCGAGGCGTTCGAGTTCGGTGGCGTGCTGTGGATCCGCTATCGCGGCAAGCTGCCGGGCGCCCCGTTCGTAGGGGATGACGATGCCTACGTGGTGCCCGACAACGCCCCCGACCTGTTCAAGACCATCTTCGCGCCGGCCAACTACATGGAGACGGTCAACACCCCCGGCCTGCCGTACTACGCCAAGCTGGAACCGATGGACTTCGGCAAGGGCGTGAAGGGCGAAGCGCAGTCCAACCCGCTGCACATCTGCACCCGGCCCCGCGCCAACATCAAGCTGACCCGCAAGCCATGAAGTTCGCGGCCGCCATGGGCCGCGCGGACGACATGATCATGGGCTCCCTGTGCGATGGCATCGGGGAGTACCAGGACACCCGCTACGGCCTGCGCGTAGGCGGGTTGCGACTGATCGTAGATCGCAACCTGTCGCACCAGGGGCCCGAGGGCATCATCGTTACCGGCGCGGTCGGCGTCACCTGGCAGAAGCGCTGCCTGCCCCGCGTCAAGCGGGGCGGTCTGTTCTGCCTGGATGGCGCGATGTTCCAGGTCGATGACCTGCTGGACGACGACGGCCACATCGCCACCGCAGTCTGCACGGAGGTCGAATGAGCAACGTACTGACCGAAGTGCGGCGGGCGCTCGTAGCCCGCGTCCAGGGCATCACAACAGCCGAGGGCTTCCGAACCGACATCGGCTACCAGGTCCTGACCGGGTGGCTGAATGAGGTGCTGAACGAAAAGGACCTGCCCGACCAGTTCGCCCTGATTCAGCGGGCGAAGAACAGGCCGCCAGAGGCGGGCCCGGGCGCAATCAGGATGCACTGCGGCTTCTTCGTCATCGGGCTGGTCAAGGCTGACCTCCTCGACTACGAAGATGCGCTTGAGGCCATGGAGCTGGACATCTGTCAGGCCCTCATGCCGCGCATCACCGGGGTCCCGGAGGGCTTCCCGAAAGGGGTCACCGCTCTATCGCTCGGGGCTACCGAGACCTTCCCGCCTGGGGAGGGTCAGCGCCATGCCGGGGTACTCGTTCCCGTCCATGTCACCACCATCATCCAAGAGAAAATCCGCCGATGAGCAACGCGAAATCCGTGCAGCTGGTCGAGGTCGAGCTCGCTAGCGAGCACCGCCACAACGGCGTCGACCACAAGGCCGGCGACAAGATCAAGGTCACGAAGCGCCAGAAGCTGTTCCTGGAGCAGTCCGGGAAGATCGGCGCAGTGGTCCTCAGCAATCAGGCCACTCCGGCCATCACCAAGGAATAAGCCATGACAACCAGAAAAGAGACAGTGGTCATTGGCGGCCACCTGAAGATGCGCGAAGCGGGCAGCGGTCTGCCCTTCCAGAAGGTCGGCCTGGTGAGCACGATCCAGCACACCACCGAGACCAACAGCCTTTCCCTGCCCGATACCACCACCCCCCAGGGCGGCGAGTACGACAGCCTGGACCGCGTCACCTCCGTGGGCCTGTCCATTAACTTCCGCGAGATCTACACCTGGGTGCTGGCTGCCCTGGTGTGGGGTAGTGCCACCAGCGTGGCCGCCTCCACCGTCACCGGCGAGAAGCACGTCGCCGCCGTCGATGGAACCATCGCCCTGGACAAAATGCCCCTCACCATCGCGGGTGTAAGTAACGAGGCCGGTGACGTCGACTTCAATGAGTTCGACGACTGGAACATGACCGGCTCCGGGATCGAGGTGGTTGCAGGTGGTGCCTTGGAGGCCGCTATCAAGGCCTCGCCCAGCGGCACCTCATACAAGGTATCGGTGGATTACAGTTCGGCCGCCGTTGACGTGATCGAGGCTCTGACCAACAGCGGTAAGACCTTCGAGTTTCTCTTCGAGGGCGAGAACGCCGCCGGCACCCAGAAGCGAGTCGAGGCCCGCTTCTTCCGGTGCCGCCTCAACCTGGCCACCACCATGGACTGGATCAACACCGAGGACTTCGGTGGCTTCGAGGCTACGGCCAAGGTGCTGCGCGACGACACCAAGGTGGGTGCGGGCGTCTCGAAGTATTTCCGAATCAAGAAGGAGTTGGCGGCGTAGGAGCGCCCCTAGTGCCGGCCCGGCCAAGCGCTGGGTTTCGGCACTGTCGCTCTGCTACATTCCCCCCTTTTCTAAGGAGGGAAGTCATGGCCAACGAAAGACCCGCAAACTACCTGCCACCAGCCGTTTCATATGGTGCTTTGGTGTGCATCGTGCTGGCTTTCTCTTGGATTCTGCTTGGAGGGCCGACAAGCCTTGAAGAGCTGAGTGAGAGGGCATCGACCCGCAGCGCGGCCGTAGAGTCGTTCGTTGCTGCGCCGGCCGAGCCTCGGCCCTCGACAGTCACGGATGCTCAGTGGCGTGACATCAAGAGCGCTGAGTACAGGAAGAGAGCGGCCTTCAGCGGCATATACCTGGGCATGAGTTTCGACGACCTTCGGCAGCATGCCGTGTGGTTGAGCCCCGAAAGCGTTGGTGCGCTCCACGATGACGGCACTCAGTCGCTCTTCTACCGAGTCGGATTCAAAGGTGAGCTGGTCCAGCTGGTGTTCAGCAATGGGCGCCTCGGCAGCGTCCAGTGTGACCCAGCCTGCCAGGTCGACGAGCGAACTCGACGGCAGCTAGGCCTATGAACAGACAAAACCCGCTTCGGCGGGTTTTTTTATGGAGAACAGAAAGTGAAGCAAGACGTTGACCAGAGTCTGTCGCAGTTCATCGGGGCGGCTGTGCCGATTCCTTTGCGGGCGCCGGGGTATGAGGTGCATCTGATCCAGCTACGGCAGGTACCAACAATCAACCGCTGCCTGGCCCCGTTACGCAAGGAGTTCGAGCACCTGGCCCAGGCGCTGGCGGCAGCGCAAAGCGACGGCGCGGACCTGGGTGGGCTGTTTGATCAGGCGCTGGCCGGCATCGACGTCATGCAGATCCTGGAGGAGCACCGCCCGCTCTTGCTGGAATTACTCGCCGAGATCACCCGGCGTGCCCCTGATGAGATCGACAGCCTGGAGCTGGACGACCTACTGGGCCTGTTGGCTGCTGCTGTGGAGCTGAACCTCGATTTTTTCTTCCTGCGCCTGCAGCCGCAACTGCGGGCGAGCCTGGTCGAGCTGGCCGTGGCGATTTCTTCGAGACGGCGCAGCTCCTGATCCAGAACGGGCATACCCGGGCCTCCATCCTGGAGATGTCCCTGCCGCAGCTGCGCGGCTACCTGCGTGCCCTCAACCACATCCGCAGCTCTGATGACCGCCTGAATCTTTGCATCGCCCGCGCAGCCGGTGCGATTGAAGAGGACTTCAAGGCCTTCATGAAATCGCTATAGAGGACTTCCCATGAGCAGTGACATGTCGATTGGCATCGTCATCGGCGGGGCCGTGTCTGCCGCGTTGCGAAACAGCATCAAGGATGCAACCAAAAGCCTGGGGCAGCTGGGGCAGGAAATCGAGGCGACTTCGAAGAAGGGCCAGCTGATCGACGGCTTCAACAAGGCCAAGGAGTCTGCCAAGGCGGCGAGCGCCGAGTTTTTCGCCAACAAGAAGCGCGTCGAGGATCTGAATAGGGCTGTCACCCGGGCCGGCCAGCCCGTCAAAGCGCTGGACTTGGCGCTGGCTCAGGCTCAGCGAGCATTGGAGCGGAGCAAGCGCTCCATGGCGGCGCAGACCACCCAGGTGAACACCTATCGTAAGGAGCTTCAGGCCGCCGGTATCGATGTTCGCAACCTGGCCAAGGAGCAAGAGCGGCTCGCCGGCGAATCCGCGCGGTTGCAGCGGATGCAGAAAGCGCAGTCCCGCGCGGACGACTTTGCTTCCCGGCGCACCGCCGTGCGCGGGGAAGGGCTTGGCCTGGCAGCGGAAGCGGCGACGGTTGGCTATGCAATCAAGGCCGCCGTCGATCCGGCGGTGCGGCTTGAGACGGCGCTGAAGAAGGTGGAGGCTCGCGTCGATTTCTCTTCTCCGCAAGGCATCGTAGACCTCCGTACGCAACTGGAGGCGCTGTCTGAAGAGACAGGGATCATGGTGCCGGAGCTTGCCGAGGCTGCGGCGCTGGCGGGGCAGTTCGGCATTGCAGGCGACAAGGTGGCGGCGTTCGTGAAGCAGGCCACGCAGGTTGGCGTGGCCTTCGACATGAGCAGCGCCCAGGCCACCGAAGCGATTTCGACGCTGTCGACGGTGCTCGGCATTCCCATTGATAAGACCGGCACGCTGTTGGACGCGGTCAACCAGCTGGCCAACAACAGTAAAGCGAGCGAGGCGCAGATCCTTGACGTGCTCGGTCGGGTTGGCGGTATCGGCAAGCAGTTCGGCTTGGCCAACACCCAGATCGCTGCGTTGGCCTCTACCTTCATCTCCCTGGGCAAATCGCCCGAGGTGGCTGCAACCGGCATCAACGCGCTGCTCAACAAGCTGCAGACCGCCGGCGTTCAGTCGGACGAGTTCAAGACCGAGCTGCAGAACCTGGTGGGCGATGTGGATGCGTTCACCCGCAGCATGGATGTGGATGCTCAGGCTGCTCTGGACAACTTCCTGGCGCAGCTGGGCAAGCTGGACACCCGTGGCCAGGCCGAAGCCATCACCGTGCTTTTCGGACAGGAGTATGCCGACGACATCAGCCTGCTCTCTGGCTCGTTGGCCGAGTACCGCAAGCAGCTGAGTGAGGTCGCGGACGAAACAAAGTACGCGGGCAGTGTTCAACGAGAATTCGAGCGGTTCAACTCAGGCGCCGCAGTAGAGGTCAGGAAAGCCACCACGGGCCTGAACAATGCCTTCGCACAGCTTGGCGAGGCCGCGCTGCCAGTCATCACGAAGATTTCGCGGCAGGTTGCGGACCTGGCGAAGTGGCTCAAGAGTACGGGCGATACCGGCCAATCCGTGCTGATGGGGTTGGCTTATCTCCTCGGTGGTGGGTTGCTGCTGAAAGGTGTGCGCTTCCTTGGGCGGTTGATTTTCACGGAGATCGGCGGGGCGTTCACTGCGGTTAACAAAGTCGCAACGAAGGTGATGGGGGAGGGCCTGGTATCAACTGCCACTCAGAGCTTCCGCCGTATTGGTGCTGAGGCTCAGGGGGGCGCCACCATCGCTACCCGGGCCTTGGCCGGTATCCAGACGGCCGCGCGCGGCCTGACCTGGGCTCTAGGTCTGGTGGGCGCTGCGTTTGCGGGATGGGAAATCGGCACCTATCTGCGCAAGGAAGTGCTGTGGATCGAGCGCCTCGGTATCGCGCTCGCATCCCAACTGCACGCAGGGTTCGTGCTGATCAGGGGCTATGCCGAAGAGTCGTTCGAGGGTCTGAAGTTCGCGCTGACCAACCCGCTGGACTATATGCGGCTCAGGTTCGCGAACTTCGTCAAGGACCTGGCCACCCTGATCGCCAAGATCCCCACCTTCGGCGAGAGCGCAGCCAGCGCGCTGCGTGCTGCTGCTGACAGCGTGACGGGCAAGCCGGCCGCCCGTGACGACAAGGGTGGTAACAGGGAGAAAGGGCAGAGTCGCTTGGGTGAGAAGCCTGGTGCCATTGAGAGCTTCAGCTCACGGCAGGCGTCGATCCGCAAGAAGACGCAGGACGAAGTGAAGGCCATCAAGGACGGCTACTTCGAGCTGTGGGAGATGGCAGGGCAGAACGCCGACAAGACCAAGGATGCCAACGACGCCGCCGCTCAAGCGCAGAAAGAGCTGGCCGACGCCACTGCAGCGGCTCAGGAGAGAATGACAGCTGATGCGGACGCCGGTACCAAGCAGCGGATAAGCCTGACCGACAAGGAAAAGGCTGCCCTGAAGAAGGCCATGCAAGAGCGCGATGCCCTGATGAAGGACATCAACGACCGCACCAAGGCCATCGCAGGCGAGAAGAACACGCAACAGGCGCCGACGTTCACCCAGGCGAGCGGCCTCACCGCTAAGGCCCGCAGCTCCCTGCAGAACAAGGACTACCTGCAGGCGCTGAAATACGCCGATCAGGCGACCGAGGTGCTGGAAGAGCTGCAGAAGAGCGGCGACAAGAACACCCTGGCGCTCGCCGGCCAGGCAAAGGCCGCACAGAAGATCGCTGAGGTCGCGTATGCGGCCATCGACGACGCCGGCAAGGCAGCGACCGAGAAGGCCGCCAAGGTGCCAGTTCAGCCTGTGATGGACGTCGCTGCGGTGGAGCAGGCAAAGGCGGCCGTAGCGGCGCTCGCCGAGCAGTTGAAGAGCAGCCTGGTGATCACCATCACGCCCGTGATGACCCTGCCCGGTAGCGTGGGCTCCAAGGAGACCAAGTCGGGCGCCGCGTACTTCAAGGACGGCAGCAGCTTCACCCAGTTCCCGAACCAGGGTTTTTCAGCCGGCGGTTTCACCGGCTTCGGCGGGCGCCTGGAGCCTGCAGGCATTGTCCACCGGGGTGAATACGTCATGCCGCAGACCGTGGTGAACGAGCCAGGCGCCATCAACGTGCTGTCCGCAATGCGCTCCCGTGGCGTTGCGGCTGTGCTGGACCAGATCAGAAACCGTTGGCGAGGCTACTCCGTTGGCGGGCTCGTCGGCCTTGCCGATAGGCCAATGCCCTCAGCGTCGCACCCGGCTCTTACCGGTGGCGGTCGATCTGAACTGGCCGACTACGGCAGCCTGACCATGGTCCTGCCCGGCGGCACCCAGGTCCCGACCCTGGTGCAAGACAGCACCCACCAACTGCTGCGCCGCGAGGCGCGCATGCGCGGAAAGGGCGCCCCGCGCCCCCGATAACCTAAGGAGTCACCATGAACCCGATCCCGCCCGTCATGCTCGGCGGCGTCGAGCTGCGCCCGTGGAGTGGCCTGGTCATGCAGGAGTACTCGCCCATCGGCGGTACCACGCTCGCCCGGCGCTCCGGCGGCGCCGCGGTGAAGATGCAGCACTGGCGCAAGACCGCGATCACGTTGCGTGGCAGCGGCTGGATGGGGCCCGGCCTGGCGGGCCTGGACTTCAGCCAGCCCCTGGAGCTGCGCTGTACCAAGCACTTGAGCCTCACCACCACGGCCTTGACCGGAACCCTGCCCAGCGCCCCACGCCCGGATTACGCCCCCTGGGTGATGGCGCTGGTGGGCCGCGAATGGGAGCGGCACCCGGTGGCCATGGCCAGCCTTGCTTACACCATCACCCCGGTACCGGGCGCCACGCTTTACCAGATCTGCTGGATGCCGGTGTTCACCGTGTTCTGCGACGTGCCGGGAGAGTCCCTGGACCCATCGGCCGCGAGCCACGACTGGTCCATCACCGCCGAGGAGATCTGACATGCAGTTGAACGGATCGCCGCTGAACAGCCGCACGCTCAACGGCTCCCAGGCCCGTGGCGCTGTGGCACCGCCCCAGACCATCGCCCCGGTGGTGAGCATGATCTGGTCGGCACGGCTGCTGCTCAACGGCGTGGACGCCAGCCACCTGCTGTCCGGGCGCATCACCACCCGGCGGGAGGAGGGCGCCCGGACCATCGCGGACTTCGATCTGCAGTTCCTGGACGATGCGGTCAACCCGGCCACCTACCAGGGCCAGGCCGTCGAGCTGTGGTTTCGCCACTGGGTGGGCGGGGCCTGGGTCGATCACCTGGTGTTCCGGGGCAAAGTCACAGGCCCGCAGTTCAGCCTGCAGACGCGGGTGCTGTCCTGCGAGTGCGCGGACCAGTTGAACGAGCAGGTGGAGCTGCTGGACCTCGCCACCATCGACGCCATCACCGGCGGGCTGTGGTCGGCGGACGTGTTCGAGGCGGTGGAAGGGCGGTCCCGCTGGGACTACGCCAGCGAGCGCATGAGCACGCGCCCGGCCAGCCTGCAGCTCAGCCTGGAGGGAGCCCTGCATGTGACGCCCTGGGCGACCAGCGCCCCGGCCTGGCTGATACCGGCAGGCACTGTGCTGTTCCAGTCCGTGGAGTGGGTGCCGGTGGAGCTGAGCGACCGCATCAACGTGGTGGAGATCGAGGCCGACTACCGGTTCAGCCGCCTGCGCGAACGCCACCAGCCGTTCTTCTGGGAGCACCCGGACTGGGTGGGCTTGACCATCATCGACGGCTTCTGCTTCGAATGGCGGCACGACAGCACCGAGATGCCGGACATTGCCATGATCACCGAGGCCAGCCAGAGCGCTGGCTACCAGGCGGTGATCAATGGCGGCTGGGATCGGCTGCCGCCGACCGGCTCGGGCGCGCTCTGCACCCCGCCGTCGGGCTGGACGCTGCCCTACCCGGACCTGCTGGTGCGCGCCACCTGGACCAGCGCCATGCGCTGGGTGCAGCCGGTGACCGAACAGTACACGCTGCGGGTGGAGGCGCCCGCCAGCATCGCCCAGGCCGGCGAGGTGGTGGAGCGCGAGCGCCTGGCCTTCGAGACCGAGAACGACCGCGCTTCATCGTTCGAGGATGCCGAGTTCACCGGGCCCGAGGCGGACGCCGTGCAGGATGCTCTCGGCGACTGGGTGGTGGACCTGCGCGAGGACGTGCGCCTGGGCGAGGGCATGACCTGCCTGCTGCACGTCGGCCGCACCCGCATCCTGGGTGCGCACCGGGGCAACCGCTTCGTGTTCCAGCTGCCGGCAGCCGACGCCATGGGCATCCGCCTGGAGCACACGCTGCGGGTTGAGGACGAGGTGCTGGGCCGCTCCATTGCCTGCCAGGCCAAGGTGGCGGCCATCGCCCACGAGTGGGACTTGGACAGCGGCTCCGCCCTGACCACCGTCGAGCTGGCCGTCAGCCAGGGCGGCGGGGAGGTGAGCGACCCGCTGACGGTACCGCCGATCCCGGCGAGCACGCCGGCCGGGGAGGCGCCCACGCTTATCCAGTTGCCCAGCCAGTTCTCGGGCCACGTGGACAGCCCGCCCTACGACGAGGACCTGCTGGGCTTCGCCGGCAACTACACCAACTACAACTCGACCCAGGAACGGTTCGAGCGGCGCTTCGACATCGAGGCGCCGGAGATCCCCGCCGACCACCGCGACGAATACCTCGCGCCCCGGGCGCAGACGTACCGGGTGGCGGTACCCACTGACCTGCTGGAGCTATGACATGTCCCTCGCAGACGAACGCGCCGCCACCCGCAGCGGCGTGGCGGCCTCGCGCGCCTCCACGTTCAAGCGCGACCTCAACAGCCTGGAGACCGCCCGCCGGCAGACCCAGGCGCTCAACACCCTGGAGCGCAAGGGTGTCCGCGCGGCCACCCGAGGCCGGGGTGTGTGGAAGGAGCCAGCCAAGGCCGGTACCGGCAGCGGCATCGCCAGCCCCTTGACCGAGACTGCCTACACCGACCGGCAGTACCACCCTGACCAGACCCTGCTCAGTACCGACGGGCTCTTATCGTTCAAGGTGAAGCCGCTCAAGCAGCTCACCCAGAAGGACGCCAACGACGCCGAGGTGGTGCAGATCTTCGCCGCACCGGTGACCCCGCCATGATTGAGTCGCACCTCCACCCACTGGACGAGATCCGGCGCTTCGGCTTCACCGCCCACGGCCTGGTCAACGGCAGCGTCACCGGCAACCGCCGCCTGCGAGTAGGAGCGACGAACCACCCACTGCCCTACGCCTGGCCGTTCAACACCGGCGAGTTCGTCGAGTTCTACGACACGCACCTGTTGCGGACGCCCGGTGTTCCGCCTGTGGTGATGCCCATGGAGGAGTACCTGAGCGAGCGCGCTGCCGGACGGACCTGGCAGCACTACGCGGTCCTGAGTGAGGACCGCTGCATGCTGTTCGGCACCCCGCTGCATGGCTGGGTCTGCATCGACCCGGCGGGACGGCGCTGGATCGTGCGCACCGAGCCCCAGGCCAACACCGGCAGCATCCGCGCCGACGAACCGCTGAGCATGACCATCAGGGTCCGCCCGTTCGGCTATCTTGACGAGCCCGTGGTGCCCTGGCACGCCCTGACTGTCACGCTCGACGACCTGGGGCAGGTAGGTGATGGCGCCGCCTATCCCCCTAGTGGCTCCCTGCTGGACCCCAACGACATGATCCTGCGCCTGGGCAGCGTAGCCAGTCATGGCCGTTCGGCCGTGCTGGAGATCCATGGCACCGTCAGCCTGGCGCAGAACCTCACCCGGCGCCGGGTGATGCCGGCCGGATTCCTGCTGCTGGAACTGACGGGCAACGGCCCCGACTTCACAGCCACCCTGACGGTGATGCGCGCCCGGGCGCAGGCCCTGGGTGCTGCCTATGGCGAGTTTTCAGGTTCCATTGTCGACTCGGCGGTGGGCATCCAATGGAAGGCCACGGAGACGCCGGAGGTCGTAGACGGGCAGCCTGGGTGGCGGGTGGTGGCCGAGGTGGAGGCCACTCCCTCCTATGCAACCCCAGCCGGATACACGCCACTGGGCTCGGGCGTATGGACCTACGGCCGGCGGGACCGGGTGCTCGGGCTCGTCTACGACGACGCGGACAACCTGGTGGAGCTGACCTGCGACACCGAGCTGCGCCTCGACGCCGCCTATCCGGGCTTCGTCCTGGAGCAGGCGACTGGATCGCTGAGCGCCTGGCGCCCCGAGGGCTCCGCATCGCCCTGGACGGCCACCCCGACCGGCAGCGTCGCGCTCACCGCCCTGCGCACCCTGACCGAGCAGCTCAGCCTCACCGTCACCATCCGGCGCAATGGCGTCCCGGTCGGCAGGGCGGTCGCCACCGGCAGCAACATCGTTGAGGAGCGGCGCTACTCCGACGGTGGCGGCCTGCTGACCTGGGACGGCACCGGCTACTACGGCCGCGAGACCATCGTAGAGGTGCCCACCCTCGCGGGGCGTGCGTACAGCCGCACCACCACCTGGCAGGCGGATGAGGAGGCGGGCGCCGTCACCTGGGGGCGCTCGTTCGCGCCGGACTCCGAGCTGTACAGCCTGCAGCAGCTGCTCAGCACCACCAACATCGAGCGCTCCCAGGGGCCGTACGTCATGTGGCCCACATTCGGCGTGCTGAATGGCGGCGAGAACTACGGCGGCGCACTCATCGAGGTGCTGCGCCTGGCCAACAACTGCTGGTCGTGCAAGGTCACCGCGCTGGCGGGCACCCAACCCAGCCGCGTGCGCTACCCGTTCATCGTGGCGCCCCAGGCAGAGTGGCAGAACCCCGCTGACCGTGACCTGGCCGACCGCCAGGCCAGCTACCACCCGTATACCCACGACATCGCCACCAGCGCCGGCAGCATCGACATACCGGTGCCCTTCGTCTGGTCATAGGAGACCCCATGCAGCGATTCCTCAACAACTGGTCAGCAACCCTGCTGCAACCAGCGGCGGCGGCTGATACTGAGATCGTCATCGCGCCGGAGCTGGCGGCGCAGCTTGCCGGCCTGGGTGCTGGTGATCACTACATCATCACCCTGGCACAGCGGGACGAGACTGGAAGCGAAACCGCCTGGGAGATCGTGCGGGCCACTGCGCGCGCCGCCGGCACACTTACTGTGCTGCGGCAGCAGGAAGGGACCGTCGCGCCAGCATCCTGGCCAGCCGGGACGCTCGTCAGCATCCGCCTCACCGCCGCCTGGGCCGAAAGCATCCTGCAGCGCCTGGCGGCCCTGGAGCCGGCACCAGTATTCACCCTCGTCATCGGTGTCGAGGACGACGAAGGTGCGCTCGGTTGGTCGGCAGGCACGCCCACCGGCAGCTGCACCCCGTCCAGCCTCACGGTGCCAGGCCTGGGCCCTCTCCCCGTCAACCTCGCGATCATGTCAGCCGGCGAGTTCGTCCTGGAGTTCAGCAGCGCGTTCGGCCAGGGCGCGCTGCAGAGCGTCGAGGTCGAGGGTGTCGGCACCCTGCTGGGCAGCTCGGCCAGTTTCGACACGGATTCGACTGTGCCCGCCACCGTGTTTTCCTGGCCAGTGACCGGCACCCCCTGGGCCGCCGGCGAAACGCGCACGCTGATCCTCACATTCAACCTCTGACCCCTGACCACAGGAGCAGCCAGCCATGCAGCCGGCCCGCCTAGACCTGCCCGTCATCCCGGGCGCCACCCTCAACCAGCCCCTGCTGCTGATGCAGCCCGTCTACCAGTACCGCCCCATCACCGGCCTGGCCGGCACCGCCCCGGTGCGCCTGCAGGTGCCCGCCCACGGCCTGCCCGGGGATTGGCTGGTGTGGTGCGAGGGCGTCCCCAACTGGCCCGACCTCAACCAGGACAAAGCGCGCAGCCCCGGCCGCCTGGCCCGCGTCGTGGATCCCGACACCCTGGAGTTCAACGACCTGGCCGGCCAGGGACGCACCGCCGCCGGCGGCCTGCTGGTCTACCGCCTCCCGGTGGACCTGGCCGGCTGCGAGATCCGCGCCGAGATCCGGGGCGAGGGCGCCGCCCCCATCCTGCTGGCCCAGGGCAACGGCGGCGTGCAGCTCCAGGGCCTCGGCCGGGTGCTGCTGATCCTCACCGCCGAGCAGACCGCCGCCGTCACCTGGGCGCGCGGTGAATGGGACCTGACCATCACCCACCCCGACGGCACCGTGAACCGCTGGGTGGCCGGCCAGGTGCTGGTGAACAGCGGGGGAGGGTGCGCCCATGGCTGCTGATACCCCGGTCGTCGTTGCCGTGGCCCAGCCCGTGGCCCTGGTGGTGGAGCCGACCCGCGTCGCCGGGGTGGCCATCGCCGCCGGTGGCCAGGGGCCGCCGGGCCGTGACGGCGCCCCGGGTGGCACCACCGTCGAGTGGTCGCAGGAGATCCCGCTCGCCGTGTGGACCGTGCCCCACAACCTGGGCCGGTTCCCCAGCGTCACCGTCGTCGACCACCTCGGCAACCGGGTAGAGCCCGACGTCACCTACATCGACCAGGACATCGTCCAGATCACCCACGGGCGGCCGGAGATCGGCCGCGCGTACTTCAACTAGGAGCACCCCATGAAATTCACCAACACGATCGACGCCAACGGGTTCAAGGCCATCAACCTCGCCGACGGGGTGAACCCGCAAGACGCGGTAACCCGCGCCCAGTTGGACGCGGCCATCCAGGGCTATGCCTGGAAAACTGCAGTACGCGCGGCCACCACCGCAAACGTCACCCTGTCCGGTACCCAGACCATCGACGGCGTGGCCCTGGTGGTCGGTGACCGCGTGCTGGTGAAGAACCAGAGCACTGCCTCCGGCAACGGCATCTACCTGGTGGCTTCGGGCAGCTGGACCCGCACTACGGATTTCGACACCGCCAGCAAGGTGTTTGGCTCTGCTGTGTTCGTCAGCGAGGGTACTACCCAGGGTAACCAGCAGTGGAAAATGACCACCGACGCGCCCATCACCATCGGCACCACCGCCCTGGTGTGGGAGCAGGTCGGCGGCGGCCAGAGCTATACCTCTGGCAACGGCATCTCCATTACCGGCGGCGTCATCGCTGTCGATACCTCGGTCGTCGCCCGCAAGGCCTCCGCCACCATCGGTGACGGCACCGCCACCACCATCACCGTGACCCACAACCTCAACACCCAGGACGTGGCCGTGAGCGTGCGTGAGGTCTCCACCAATGCCGGCGTGTTCGCTGACTGGGTGGCCAACGGCGTGAACACGATCCAGCTGACGTTCGGCGTGGCGCCCACGTCCGGGCAATACCGCGTCACGGTGACCGGCTGATGCGTTTTACCGGCGCAGTCGATGAGGCGCCCATCCTCACGATTGCATCGGCCGCGACGACGGACATCGGCGCGGCCCGGGCAAACATGCTCAGGCTCACCGGAAGCGCAGCCATCGCCTCGTTCGGCAGTGCTCCATCGGGCACGATGCGCTGGCTGTGGTTCGATGGAGTGATGTCGATCACCTACAACGCGACGTCCTTGATCCTTCCAGGCGCCACCAGCATCGTCACCGCCGCTGGCGATGTAGCCGCGTTCGTGTCTCTGGGTGGCGGCAACTGGCGTTGCAGCGCATACATGCGTGCGAGCGGAGCCGCGCTGCTCGACGTCTTCTCGCGGGAGTACATCAGCGCACAGCAGGCAGTTACATTTGGGAGCACGCTCACGCTGGCCCATGGCCTGGGAGGCAGACCCAAACTGGTACTACTCGCCCTGGTCTGCTTCGAGGCCGAGGCCGGCTATGTCGCTGGTACCCAGATCGAACTTGGTTCCACTCAACAGCATGAGAGCTACCCCTACGGCATCACCACCTATGCGGACCCAAGCAACCCGACGACAAACCTGATCATCAGGATCGCCACCTCCGGCCCGTACGTGATGGGTGGCGGTGGTATCGCCGGGCCCACCCCAATTACAGCGTCGAAATGGCGCCTCATCGTGAGGGCGTGGCTATGAGCGGAACCGTTTATCTGGCCGACCTGGGCGGCCGGTTCATTGGTGCGTTCGGCCCGGGGGTTGAGCTGCCTGTCGACGGCGTCGCAGTTCCTGTTGCGCCTGATGATGCCCGGCAGCTATGGGATGGAACCAGGTGGCTGCCCCTGGACGGCCACGAGACTGACGAACAACTGATCGCACGACTGACTGCGGTTGTTCAGCGCCACATGGACGCCGTGGCCCAGCAGCGCAACTACGACAGCGTGCTGAGCCTCTGCACCTACGCCACCAGCACCGTGCCCCGGTTCCAGGCCGAGGGCCAGGCCGGCGTGCTGTGGCGTGACGCCTGCTGGCAACTGGGCTACGACCTCATCGCCCGGGTACGCGCTGGCGAGGTATCCATCCCGACCGAGGCCGAGCTGCTGGCCATGCTGCCGCCGATGAGCTGGCCGGCCGAGCCAGTACCAGAGACAGAGCTTGACGCCACCACCTGAAGCCCCGCGCGATGCGGGGCTTCTTCATTCTGGAGCACCACCCATGCAGATCACCGAGCAGCAGCTGCTGCAGATCCTCCCGAACGCCCGCACTGTTGCGGGCGTTTTCGTTCCGCACCTCAACGCCGCCGCCGAGCGCTGGCAGTTCGACCGGCCCAAGCGGTTCGCCGCGTTCATCGCTCAAGTGGGGCATGAGTCCATGCACCTGCGCCGCACCCGCGAGATCTGGGGGCCGACACCGGCCCAGGACCGCTACGACGTGCGCGAGGACCTGGGCAACACCCCCGAGCGAGACGGCGACGGGCGCCGCTACATGGGGCGCGGCCTGATCCAGATCACCGGCCGGGCCAACTACATGAAATGCAGTCTCGCCCTGTACCGCGACGACCGCCTGGTGCAGACGCCCGAGCTGCTGGAGGAGCCCGAAGCGGCCACCGCCTCGGCCGGCTGGTTCTGGTGGGCAAAGGGGCTGAACACCCTGGCCGATGCCGGCCAGTTCATCGAGATCACCAAACGCATAAACGGCGGGCTCAACGGCCAGCAGGAACGCCTGCAGATCTGGCAGCGCGCCCGCGCTGTGCTGGCCGGGTAGGGGGTGGCCATGACGATGCTCGATGTGGTGCCGGGGGGCCTGGCCCGCCGGCTGATTCTGCTCGGTGCCGTTCTGGCCCTCGGCGCGGTGGCGGGATGGTGGGTCAACGGGTTGCGCTGGGAAGCTCGGCTAGCCGAGGCCGACATGCTGCACGCCTCAACCCTGGGCGAGATCAGCCGCGCCGCCGCCGCCCAGCTGCAGGCCGCCCAACAACAACAGGCCGAGCTGCAGCAGCGGCTCGCCCTGCTCGATCAACAGCGCTACCAGGAACTCACCCATGCTCAGGAACAACAGAACCGCCTGCGTGCTGATCTGGCTGCCAGTGCTCGCCGCATGTACGTCCCCATCACTGCAGCCAGTTGTCAGCAACTGCCCACCACCCCCGGCGCCGCCGGCCTGGATGATGGAGCCTACCGAGCCGAACTTCAGCCAGCGGCTGCAGCGGATCTTGCCAATCTCGCCGGAGACGCCGACACCTGCGCCCGCCGATTGAGTGGGCTGCAGGAGTGGGTGAGGGTGATGCGTGGCCCGGCTGCGGGCAATCAGCCCTGACCGTGTTGCGATGCCTGTGCGCGGCGGCGGCGGTACTCGCGCAGGTTCTCCAGGTACTGGGCGTGCAGGTTCGGATCGTCTCGCATCCGCGCCCTGTAGCGGGTCGCCCAGGCCCTGGAGTGCTGCCGCATGCGGTGCAGCCAGTGTTGGAGCTGTTCCGGGGTCATGGCGTCAAGGCGGGCCCGGCGCGCGGCGATGATGGTCTCGCGGTTCTCCACCCAGTACGCCGCGCTGTAGCGCCGCAGCGCCTCGCGGTTCGCAGGGTCTTGGCGCCACCGAGCATTGGCAGCGCGATGGATGGCGCGGATGCGCTCGGCCAGCGCCGGGTCGGCCGCCATCCGCGCCAAGGTGCGAAGGTGGCGGTTGCGGTTGAACTCCGGGTCACGGGCGACAGCCGCGTGATAGTAGGCGAGCCATTGCTTGCGCTTCTTCGTCCGTGCGCAGGCTTCCGAGCAGGTATTGCTGCGGGGGCGGTGGGCCGGCACCTTACCGGCGCAGACGATGCAGTCCGGCCGGCGGCAGTGGTAACACGCGGTGATCTTGCCCCGTGCCAGCGCGATCTGCGCCACCACTTCGCGGCGGCCGCAGTCGCATTCACACAGCCAGGCGGCGCACGGCCTGCCGTAGACCGCCGAGCCGTCGCGGCGGATGACGGTCAGTTCGCCGAACCGGTCGCCTGTCAGGTCACGCTGGGCGGGCATCGGTAGTTGGGCCTGTTGCGGTTATACGCGCAGGGTGCGGCCGTGGTGTTTCACCGACGCCTGGTGCAAGCCGCATGGAATACCGATGTTTGCGCATGCCTCATTAAGGCAGGTCTCAAGGTCGAACTCGCCAGAGCCGAAGACTGTTTGAGCGTCACCTACAAGGGGCGCGTTCTGCAGGAACAGCCGGTTGAGTTCGACAGCCAGGCGCTGCTCCTCTTCACCATTCGGCAGCCCTCCGATTACGCGCACCTCTACCTGTACGTCGAGGTAGGTTTTGCGGTTTTCCTCAACCTTGGCCCAATACTTGGCGGCGTTTTCTTTGGTGAGTTGATAGCCGTTCATGTTGATTCGTCCTTGCGTTGGTTATCGGTGGCGCGCCTTGCTCAGGCACAGTATCCCAGCACGGGGAGCACGTCTTGTGGTGCGCGCCCGGTCATGACCAGGAACTGCCGCCATACCCCATAGGGGACCTTCCGCGCGCCTTGTTTGAACTCCCGGATGCGGCGGTCACTGGAAAGGCCGAGCAGTGCGGCCAGGCGCCCGTCGCTGTCGTATCCCGGGAAGTGGGCTTGGAAGTGCCTGAAGTAAGCCCCCACGATATCCGGGTGCGGAGGCTCCCAGCCCTCGGTCTCGCGGAGGAGGTGCGTGCGCGGGTGCATGCTCTCGTCCACCTCGGTCTGTGGCGGAATCCTGGGTGCCTGCAGGTTCGCCTGCAGCTGCCGGATGGCGGCCTCTGTGGAGGCCTTGAACACCTCGGCCTGTTGCTCTGCGATGCTGGGCAGTTCGATTTTCATAGCGTCTCGCCTTCGTGGGTTGAGGCTCGGGGGCCTTTCGGCCCCCTTGCTCACCGTGGTGACAGCTCTATCGAGCGAACGTCAGAAACACGGATGTTGACCAGGTCCAGCGTTCCTGTTGCCAACCTCTCCCAGTAGCCGCTCTGGTGTATGTGGACCATTGCGTAGAAGAGGTAGTCAGGTAGGAGGATGTCCGTTCTGTCTACCCGTATCCCGATGTGTTCGGGGTTGTAGATCCGGGTAGGCTCGCCGCACCGCTCCGCTGAGCCCCGCCGAACTATCCAGAAATGTGCCTCGGGGTAGTCCGTGCGGATGGTCGCCAACATGGAGAGTTTCATCTCGTTCCTCGCGGTGGCAACGACTAGCCCCCTCGGGTCGAGTGGCTCTCTGCGTGCCACCAACGGAACTCATACTAGGCGCATTGCGCCTAGTATGCAAGCGTTATTTAGGCGCAATGCGCCTAGCTCTGGTGCGTGACTTTCAAATGCCCTGCCTTATGATCCTCAATGGCCTAGAGCGGGGGTGCCCCATGAGTGGTTTGCGGTTGTGGTTTCCGAAGTGGTCCGTGCTGTTGGATCGCCTGGTGGTTGAGCGAGAGAAGGCCGGTATCTGGGAGTTCCACCGTTCCGCCAGCACCTACTACGACGGAAAGAGCTGGCTGCGCCATGTCGCCATCATCCCTGCCGAGCCGAAGCACGGCGCGCAGGTGCAGGTCTTCGCGTGCAATGCCCGTGGCGAGCGGGATAGCTGGATTGACCTGGGTACGGCCAAGGCAGTGGTAGTGCAGGACTGAGGCCCGCCGCCAGCGCGGTATCCGCCCATCGTGCTGGCATTGACCAGCGTCGGCTGCCTGCTATTTACTGTATTTATATACAGTAAACTGGTGTCAGAAAATGCCCACAGCAGAAGTACTGGGCCCCGTTGTGGGTCCCGATGCCGTGTTGCCGCTCTACTCGCACCGAGTGTCGGCTGGGTTCCCCAGTCCCGCCCAGGACCACCTTGAGGGGCGGGTGAATTTCAACGACCTCCTCAACGCACACGCCCCCCAGGTCTACGCAGCCAGAGCCATAGGCGACAGCATGCAGGGCATTGGGATTTTCGACGGCGACCTGATGGTGGTGGATCGCTCGCTGGAGGTCCGGCCAGGGGCGATTGTGATCGCTGCGATCAACGGCGAGGTGTTCGTGAAACGGTTCTGCAGGGAGCAGGGCAACATCGTGTTGCGCCCCGAAAACGCCGCCTATCGACCCAGGTTTATCCTTGAAGGTGACGAGCTGGAGGTGTGGGGCGTGGTTACCCACTCGCTGCGGGACCTGCAGCATGGCTGACCAGGCGCCCGTCTTCGCTCTCATCGACTGCAACTCGTTCTACGCCAGCTGCGAGCGGGTGTTTCGCCCGGATCTACGGCGGACACCCATCGTGGTGCTGTCGAACAACGACGGCTGCGTGATCGCACGTTCTGCTGATGCCAAGCCCCATGTCCCGATGGGGGCGCCGTACTACCAGATCCGCAACGTGCTCCGGCAGCACGGCATCCGCGCGTTCTCTAGCAACTACGCCCTCTACGGCGATATGAGCGAGCGGGTGATGACAACCATTGAGAGCCTGGTGCCAGCCCTGGAGGTCTACTCCATCGACGAAGCGTTCGCTGATCTGACCGGGCTGCCTGGCTGCCTGGAGCAGCTCGGTCGGGATATACGGGCCCGGGTGCTGCGCTGGACGGGCATCCCCGTGGGGGTTGGCATCGCAGGCACCAAGACGCTGGCGAAGCTGGCCAACCACTCGGCGAAAAGGTGGCAGCGGCAGACCGGCGGGGTAGTGGATCTGCGCGACCCAGCGCGGCGCGACGCTGTGCTGGGCATAACCCCTGTCGAGGACGTGTGGGGCATCGGCCGGCGCATGACCGCGCACCTTGCCGAAATGAACATCAAGTCTGCCCTCGACCTCGCCCAGGCTGACGCCTGGACCCTCCGTAAAAAATTCAACGTCGTGGTGGAAAAGACGGCGCGCGAGCTGCGTGGCACGCCATGTCTGGAGCTGGAGGAGGGCGCTGAGCCCAAACAAGAGATTTGCTGCAGCCGCATGTTCGGACAGCGGCTGACCGAGCTGGCTCCGATCCGCGAGGCAGTGGCCAGCTACTGCACGCGGGCAGCCGAGAAGTTGCGCGCCCAGGGCTCCCTATGTCGGCAGCTGCGAGTCAGCATCCGCACCGGCATGTTCAACCCCAACGAGGGGAAATACGCCAGGGGTGTGATATGCCAACTCCCGTATCCAACCGACGACACCCGACTGCTGATCCAGGCTGCAGCCGAAGGGCTGGAGCGGATCTACCTGGCTGGGTACAGCTACAGCAAGGCTGAGGTCCTGCTGATGAACCTGTGCCAGCGCGGCGAGTACACCCCTGACCTATTCGCGCCCGGGCAGGACATCAGTTCCGAGCGGGTGATGGGGGTTCTGGATCAGATCAACGCGAAGTGGGGAAGGGGGACGCTCCGGCCGGCCACGGTGCCGGCCACGCCGGAGTGGGGAATGCGGCGCGAGCTGCTTTCGCCGGCGTACACCACCCGCGTAGACGAGTTGTGGCGCGTGAGTGCCAGGTAGACAGCTGGGGTTAGTCGGGCCGGTTGGATTGGGGTGTTAGGTTGGTGCCTTGCCGCATGAGGGCTGTGATCGGCTGCTGATTCTCTTTTGCGCCATACAGTCGAACGTACTGCGGCTCATCCTTTATAGTGGCGATTTGTAATCGCAAATCTTCGCGGGAAGGCAC